TACCGTGCCGGCATTGGCGATAATATGCCCGTCAGACTTCAGCCCGATGATCGAGCCTGTTGACGGTGAGTACTTCTGCCCGTTCTCGTCCAGAAGCGTGAAGCGCCAGATCTCGCCATCATCGTACTGGTTTGCATTGATTACCAGCGGGACGGATCTGCCTGCTACGAGGCTTAATTTAAAATCTCTTGTGATGCTCATTGTTTGTCCTCCATCAAAGAAAAAATTGTATCTGCCAGTGTCGGCTTGATAGTTGAAATTGTTATTTCTTCGTACCTGTCAGCAAGTACGTCATAGACTGTCTTCACGACTTTGGCTTTCAGATCCAAGCCTAAAGGCGGATAGACCACCTCGACCGTATCGCATAAAGAAACATGCTCGAGACCGTAGAAATCCTTGTATTCTTCCGTCTGCCAAAGTGGTACAAATTGCACTTCCACCGATACGCTCGGAGTGCTTGGATGCGATGCCAGGTAATTGCTCGCCCAGGTGTTTAATTGCGCCTTTGTGGGCGTGTCTTCGAAGTCGCTCGAAGCATCCACCGCAATGTCGTGAGAATAGCCGTACGTGTTCGCAACGGTCTGCAGATCGGACTCCACATAGTTGTCCTGGTCTTTGTAGAATGCGACCACGCCTGTGTAGACATCGGACATGTCGATGTCATACTCGAGACCCGTCAAGTTCTTCGTGTATGCGATCTTGACACCGTTGTCCGAACCTCTGGATTGCCACAGCTTTACATCGTATCTGTCGAACTCAAGCTCGCCTCCGAACAGATCGATCATGGATCCCTCCATTCCTCCGAGCAGTGTCCTGAGCGGTGTCGGTTCGTCGCATCCGAATGCCTTGACCGATCCTCCGCTGATGTCCGTCCAGAACGTGAACGGATTGCCCGTGCTCAGCAGATGCGAGACCTCGGTGCTCCAGAAAACTGCCGGATCGTTTGTTCCTGGGCTGTTTTGGTTTGCACCGACGATCATGCTGTTCAGCTGATAGCTTCCGTGCTTTGCCTGTATCGTGATATTTCCGACCATGTCATAGCTGACTTCACTGATCCGGAAAGGCTGAGCCCGTTTGTTGTCTGCGGGATCAGCCAGGATAATGCGGTCGATAGCGATCAGATCCGCAAACTGTCCGTCTCTGGGATAGTCCATCTCGAGGATGTATTCGCCTTTTCTGACTTCCGTGACCTTGCAGTCAATCGAGTCAGCCAAAGGGCAGAGACCGTATGTGGTGAAGTCTGTCTCGTTTTTGTCAAACAGTCTCGGGATCATAGCTTCCACCACATCGGATATAGCATGATCAGCCCCATCCCGTCATCAATGCTAGGAACAATAGTCTGAGCATATATATAAAGCCGGATGTCTGCTTCTCCCAGCCGAGGGAAGACAAGGCCTTCACCGACTGCGCTTATGGCATTGGTGAGCGTCAGATAGTTCGTCAGATTGGTGCGATCATCGTCATACATATATTGCAGATCGCAATCCAGATATAAGCGGTCTGCAGTGGTCTCAGATGAATAGAAAGAGTAAAAGTCTTTTTCTTCACCATTGACATAGTTTCTGATTGCAAAATATGGCACACGCTTTGCATACATTTCAATCATCGGCTTTGCATAATAGCCGGTGGGATTTGTAAGCCACCAGGAACGTGCTAATACCGCATTGACTTCCACAGGAGCATTTTCGTATTTGGCGATCATCTGCACTCTGACATATGTCTCGTCTATGTATGACGCTTGTGAGATGCCTGATACCAAAATCCTGTAGTATCTGTGTTCTGTGGTGTCTACGCTTCCTGTGTCGCCTTCCGAGCATGTGAAAGTCTCGGATCCTGTTTCTGTCCCGGTGCTGTCGTACTCTTTGACCACCACCGTCAGCGTATCGGTCGGCACGCAGTGGACTTCAAATTCGAGCTTTCCGTCTTCGTATGCCGGTATGTAGTGGCTTTCGATCTTGCCTGCCGATACAAAAGGGATCAGAATCTGGATCGGCTCGTCTCCGACCTTTAAAAACCTTTGTGGCTTACAGTTGAACAACAGCTCAAGGCTTGCCGATCGGTTCATGAATCTCGTGCTCGGATCCACTCCTGCAGACAACATCGCCATGCGGTACTCATCCGGATGGTAAGTGTCCTCGAGCTTCTGGTAGCCTGTCTTTCTGCAGATCGCAGAACGGAAATCCTCGATGTTATATTCAAATCCGCTCGGGATAAATGCGGGATACCTCACCTCGATGTTGTTCCATTTGCCATTGTCGATGATCAGATCGCCATTCCTTCCCGGAACAGAAATGATCTCGACATCTCTCTGCGGTGCGGAAAATGTACCGCCTCCGCTGATGTATACATTAAAATCGGCGGAATTGACTCCGCCAAAGATCAAACTATGCTTCATTATTGCCACACCGCCTTTTTATTCATGATGTCCTTCTGGATCTGACGTGATACCACCTTTGCAACCTCTTCCGCACTCTGTCCGGGCGCTTGGTTGATAACCATATTAAAGTTCATCGTCTGGCCTCCTGCGTACTCTCTCAACTTGTCGAGTCCCAGGATAACCTCTTTGCCGGCTTCTCCGCCTCCTAGCAGTGTGTTTCCTCGCGCTCCGAAGATGGTAGCACCGTTGAGCAGATAAGCATCATCCATCGCCTTTTTATACCAGTCAACGGACAGATGCGGAACTGATGGCGGAGCGAGCGAGAAACTTCCCTGAATCGAGAAGTGTGGCATCTTAAGCCTCGGAAGGCTCCACGAAAAATTAAAGAAGCCTTTGATCCTCTCGATTGCGTCATGCACTGCCTGTTTTGCTCCGTCGATCTTCTCTTTTATTGTGTTTTTGATCTCACTGAATTTCTGGCTGATACTGGATGCAAGCTCGGAAGCTTTTTGCTTTATGGTGTCCCAATTCTGATACAATGCCACGCCGATCGCAACCGCAGCCGCAACTCCGGCAACTATAGCTGCAATCGTGCCGATCATAGGAAGCATCGCAACGTTAAGAGCGGCCGCCATTCCGGTAATGGTTGAGATTATCCCGGCAATAGGTGAGATCGCCGCCACGAGCCAGAGAATGGTCAATATAAACGCCTGTGTGCTTCCGTCCAGATTACCAAACCATGAGAGCACCGAGGTGATCACATCCACAAGCGACTCCAGTGCCGGCACCAGAGTGTCAGCCAGTGCCGCGCCTGCCTCAAAGAAGGCCATCGTCGCCTTTCCTTTCAGTTCGTCGATCTGGTCGTTAAAAGCCACCGCACTCTCGACCGCATCCTGTGACAGGATATTGCCTGTCGCTTCTGCTTCTTCTCCGAGCTGCTTAAGAGCGGCGCCTCCATCGTCGACAATGCCCGCCATCTCCATGGCTGATTTTCCGAACAATTCCATAGAGATTTGATCTCGCTCTGTCTCGTTCTGGATATTGCCGAGAGCTTCAAGAGCCTCATACCACACATCGGTGGCGTCTCGCATGTTGCCGTTCTGGTCTGTGATCGAGATGCCGAGCTGGTCAAAAACTTTATTTCCGCTCGCCATGTTCTTGGTCAGCTTCGTGACGGATCCCGTCATGGTATCCATGCTGACATCGACAAAACTGGATGCATATTGTAACTTCTGCAGTTCTTCGACGCTGAAGCCCGTCACGTTGCTGAGTGTCAGCAGATCATCCGCAGTCGTTGCCGCGTTATATGCCATTGCAAGCATCCCTCCCGCCGCAACACCTGCAGCCGTTGAGATTCCCTTAGTTTTCTCCGCAACTTCTCCGGAGACCGCTGAAACGGCCTGTAATTGTGGCGTGAGCGCATTGCCGTACTGTTTCTCGAGGTCTTCGAGCTTTGCCGTCGTCTCGACGAGCTCCCTCTGCAGGAGATCCTGCTGTCTGCGGTTCTCTGCAGTGTCACCGGCATTCTTTGTCGCCTCCAGAGCCTTCTCGAGCTCTTCCTGTCGCTTCTTCGTGTCCGTGACCTGTTTGCCGAGAAGCTCGTGTCTCTGCTTCAGAAGATCCACATTCTTCGGATCCAGTTTCAATAGCTTGTTTACATCTTTTAAATCTTTTTGTGTATCCCTGATATCTTTATCGACATCTTTGAGCGATTTCTGCAGATTCTTCGTCTCGCCGTCGATCTCGATCGTTATGCCCTTAATTCTTCCGCTTGGCATTTATTACCTCCTAAAATCTGTCAAAATCGTCCTGATCGGCAACCGTCGCCCATTCGTATGAGTCGTTGCCCGCTTCGATAAACATGTCAAGGATCATCCCCACATCGAGAAGGTCAAGATCTGACATGGGGATGCCCTGCTGTACGCATCTAAGCAAAAAAAGGCCAGTTGTCAGTGGCCTTTCGGTTTGCTTGCTTTTTTTTTGCTCTCTGAGATCGGTGTCATGGTGACTCCCCAGAGTGCAACGATCTGAGGGAGGATCTCGTAGATAGAAAACATGTCAAAGCCGTCGAGCCATTCGTCCGGTGTATCCGGAACATCCGGATCCGCCTGTTTCGCCATGACATAAGCGACGTTCTCGAAGATTTCGAGCGCATCCGAGGTCAGCTGTTTGCCTCCCTGCATCTCTTTCTGTAGCTTCTGGATGTCCACGAGCATGTCACGCTGAAACCTCTGCCGATAGATGCGAAGTGTCGCACCTGTGGCTTTAAAAGCGACCTCACGGTCGCCGACTTTGATCATCTTTTCCATCTCTTATCCTTCCCTTCTTATAAAGCCGGCTCTTTCACTTCTGTGAAGAACTCGTCGTAATTTGCGGATCCGTGCGGGCATTTTGCCTTGATCACGTAGTCGTCAATGCGTGGCATCGCAGTGATGTTCAGAGTCTCGGTCTGCGGTGTTTTGGAGCCTTCCATGGTCTGGCCGTTGACGCCTGGAGACTGGAGCGAGCATCTGTACAAGCAGTGACGTGTCGCATTGACATCGTTCTGGAACTCAAACAAAAGAGCGATCTCTTTGCTGGCATCTGTTGCACGTTCCACGATCATGCCGTTCGTGTCTGTTGTCTCGCCGAGTACATCAGTGCGGACTGTATCCGGCACGAGAGCACACTCAAATGTTCCGGAGTATCCGTTCTTGCTCTGGCTGATGTAATAAATAATATCGTCAGCATAGAAAGGATCGGAGCTTCCTTCGATGTCGAGCGAAAGATTAACCGCACCCGGCCATCTGACAGGTGTGCCGTATGTGAGCTTTCCGGTGCCGTCATCCGTTGCGATTGCATAATAAACATTGCGCAATCCAAATTTAACCTTCATTTATAAATACCTCCGTCTGATAGAGCACCTGGTACATGTGCTCACTATCGATGTATGTTTCTAATTTGTCCCAATAAAAGTTTTTATCATCGAGAATCCCCTCGATTCTTTTTTCTGTCGCAAAGTCCTTATTCATCGTGTACAGCTCGATGTTCAGCTGTTCGATGTTTGCATAGACTTTATCGTCTGCCGAGAAGTTCGAACTGTTCGGGAAGTACCACACGATATATGGAAGATCCGGAGCTTCGCCTTCCGGATAGCTGTAGTATGTGCACGGAAGCCCGAGCGACTCGATCAGCTCTTTGATTTCTACAACTGTCATAATCTGTCAGCACCTCCGATCATCTGTGTCAGCTTGTCCTCGAACATCTCTGCGGTCTTCTCGTTAATTGGCTCAATGTGCGGGAACGCCCTGACTCGTCCGCCGTTCTGCTTTGCATGTCCGAACTCGAGCAAATGCGTGAGCCTGTAATATTTCACGTTATGAACAACCGCCGATGTGTAAAGCCTCCGCTGTGTGACTTCGGCCTTCCACGATTTGCGGTATTTGTTGCCTCGGAAATCCCCGGCACTCTTCAACATCTGCACGACTTCCTCTGCGGTCTCTTTGATCGCTAAGTATACGGCCTGGTAGCAGTCCGTCTCGAACTCGTCCAGGATTGTCGTGACAGCCGTCTCGAACTTACCGGCATTGACTTTCGTCCGTGCCGATCCGATTCCGTGTGCCATTATTTCTCGTTCCCCTTCCTGAGCTCGCAGTAAAGCTCCACGAGGTCGTTCCGTGCGATATAAGTGCGATAAACCGTGTACTGCTTGCCACAGTACTCGAGAATGTTCTCGCCCTTGTAATCGCCATTAAACACGGTCATGCGAAGCTCTGGCTTCAGTCCGTTCATGCCTCCGTTGAAGAACTCGGAAGCCGTGACGGATGAAACGTCTGCGAAGACCTTGCGCCTTTCGAGAGTGCGCTCCAGGACTCCGTAATCGTTTTCCTCCCAGACTTCGCGGATCAGATAAACGATCTTAGATCTGTCCATTCACTCACCCCCATGTAGTGTATCCGGAGGCGATCTGGAGCTGTGCCTTCTGCTCGTCGTATGACTTCTTAAGACGGTCGTAATCGTCCGGAGTTCCGAAATGCATACGGCAGTAGGTGACAACCGCACGGAACACGAGCGGATCCGTGATCATCGCATGCTCGCCATCTACTCCGGCAATCCCGAGATCCGCAAGCGCCGCATTTGCAAGCCCTTCGATCTCTTCGTTAAATTCATCGTCAACGACACGCATGCAGTCCTTAATCCTGGACAAAATAAATAACTCCATGTTTACCTCCGCCCGGCTTTACTTTGCCGGTTTTTTCTTTGTTGCCTTTTTCGGTGTCTCTTTTGCTTTCTCTTCGGTTACGATCTCAGCAACACCAAGAGCACAAAGCCGGGAGGCTTCCGCATCTGATACGGTTGCCAGTCCCGGCTGTGCATAAATGTGGGTTGCAGCAGTCAGCTTGATCTGCGCCATGCTTAAGGCTTGAGAACCTTTGCAAAGCGAAGAGGAGCGACTACACCGATGGAGGCGAACTGCTTGCCCGTGATCTTAACGAGGTCAGCCTGTGCGCCTGTGATTTCGTCAAAAACATACTTGATCTCGTCGCCGTTCGGGAAGTTTGCAGCAAGGCCGTCTGCAGGATCGCCGACGATCATATAAGCCTGTCCGCTTGTTGCTGTTGCGTATGCAGGCAGATGATCGGTGTAAATTACATCAAGGCCGTCGAAAACGTCGCCGACATTGGTGCCGGATGTAGCCTGGAGAGCCTTGAGCGCAGCGCGTGTCTTTCTGTTCATGATGGCAACGATGTCCAGAGCTTCGGATGTCAGTTCAGCCTCAGCCATGACGATGGTGTCAGCCTGTAATGCCATTGTGAGGGATGCGACTGCCGGCTGTGTGGCGGTAGATGCCTGTGGCATTGCGAGGATTGCCTGGATTGCGATCTGCGCTGCCTTCTTGACGATTCTGTATGCGAGTTCGTCGTATACATAGTCGATCAGAGCCTGACCTCTGAGATTGTATACTTCGTCGGATACAGAAACCCATTTTTTGACTGTCTTCGGAACCAGAGTGACCACGCCAAGTGTGAGGTCTTCCTCTTCGATTGCCGGATCGCCTTCCAGATGGATCTGTGCCTCGTCGCCGGAGATTTCGAAACCTACGACATAGTTGCCGGGAAGGAATGTTCTGTTGACTCTGGACATCAGAGTTTCACGCTCCCAGGCTGTGCGGATTCTGTCTTCAACATAATCCGGAACGGCAATCTGTCCGCCTTCTTCTGCGTTCATGGAAAGCAGTGCACGGCATTCAGAGAAGTCCTTTGTGAGGATGCCTCTTGCGTATGCTTCCATGTACTTTTGTGTGTTTCTGATTTCAATGCCGTCATTGGATTCCGGTGCGCTCATTCTGCTGATGACGTTTGCATTGCCATCGTTAGCGATGCGCTGGCGGATTGTGCGTGCAGCCATTGCACGCTCTTCGATTTGTTTCTTCTGTTCGATGAGGCTGTCTGCTTCTGTCTTCAGTGCATCAACATCCACACCGCTGAGGTCGCCGTCGAGAATAGATCTGATTTCTCTCAGTCTTGCGATAATTGCTTCGTAATTCATTTTTCCAACCTTTCTAAGCTGAGATCGATGCTCAGCTTTAGCGCTGTTGCGCTTTTCAATTCGTTCAACCGCTGAAGTCTCTCCGCTTCGAGCACCTGGATCACTCCGTCCGCAGCGCTACGGGCTGAAATATCAGTGCCATCATTTGCCGGAATTCCAACTGCAGATACGTCGTAAAGTTTTCCGACCTTCGTGATGGTTCTGATCACCTTTAGAGTCTTGTTCTCGTCATCTCGTTCCTCGGATCGGCTCGATGCGCTGACCGTGAACTGCATGCTCATGCGGTCTACATAGCCGTTTTTAATGTCCGAATATAATCCCGGACCGAGATCGGAACCAGACAAATTTGCACGGACAAACAGTCCCGTGTTGTCCGTCTGGATCTGCAGCGTGTCATTTCTGTTCCTTGCCATGACACGGCCTGCATGATCGTATAGGAATATGACATCCGTCATGTCAGTGTCATTAAATGCGTCACGTGCGACTTTCTCTACAACAGTCACCCTGTATCCGTTCCAGTCGTCATACGTGAACAGCTCATACTCTTCGTCGAACGTGGTGGCATGACCTTCGACGATCATGTTCCCGCCGTTTGCATCAAGATCAAGGGCACGAAACTCCGGATGCAGGTCGTTGCGCCTGAACTGTCTGCCGGCCTCGATCTTTTTCAAAATTTTTTCTAAATTCTCATTCATTGTTTTCACCTCCTGCATCGGTTCCGTCTCTTGTAAAAGAGCCGTCCTCGCTGATTGTTATGTATTCGCCTCTGATGATGTATGCCTGGCCTTGTCCGTCCGGGAGCGGTGGCATGTTCCACACATCTCTCACGTCGTCCCGGTTCCAGACCCCCCGGTCAAACATCGCAGACGATACGTCTAGCTTTTCTTTTGTCGTCATGTACTGGAGCCGGTTCGCCGTTGCCATCAGCAGTGATCCTTGCGCCCTCTCGCGGTCTGAAAAAAGCGCTTGTGTCATGGTCTCAGAGAACTGGATGGAGAACGGTTCCACGACTGACTCGTAGAAAGCAGACCAGGCATCGCCGTATGCTTTCGACTGAAGGATGTCCTCGTTGACTGCGAAATAGTTATAGACCGAGGTTCGGATCTCCCTGAGCTCGGCTTCTGGCACTGTATAGCCTTTATTCTGCAGTTCCTTGATGTCTGCGTATGTGTTCGGAAAAAGCAAGAGCCCTCCGTTTGCCTCGTCTGCTTTCAGATTTGCCTCGCTGAATCTCTGTCTTTCACGCTTCAAATCCTCGGTGTTTGAGAAGTTTGTCATTCGGGCGGTGAATCTGTACGTTGCGCCGTTTCTGATCGCTTCCTTGATGCCTTCGTTGTTCATATGGACGAGGCTCATGGTAGGATCAAGCGCATGGTTCGTCTCGCCAAAAAAGTCGTCTTTGTATTGAAACTTCGTCAAGATCGCACACTCTTCCAGATAGTCCGCCGCTCTCTCTCCGTTTGCAAACTCGTAACGGAGGAACGGAGTGCCGTCATCATCCTGGACGATCTCGCACTTTCTCGGAAGCACCGGATAATATCCGACCGGGTTCATCAGCTCATCATACACCGGCACGATAACCGCCGTGTTCTGCATATCCAAGATCGTGCTGACTCTGTACATGAACTGGCTCCATGTCATCCAGTTGTTCGGCTTTAGTCTCAGCTTTGTCTGCAGTGTCGGCCTTGCCGCTCCCTGAATCTCGACTTTCAGCTTCGAGATGTGCCTAGCCCTGGCATCGATCGCGGATCTGACCAGCTCCGACTCGTACAGCTTGCCGTTCCAGGTTGTAAAGTGCGGGCGGTATGCCGTCAGCGTCCGGAAGTAGCTGTCCGCTTCTCTGCTAAGCTCCACGTTTTTCGGCTTAAAAATGAAATCAAATAAGCCCATAAAATCACCTCTCATTTCTCAGCTGTCCGCCGATCTCGGAGTACCACTTCTGACGGACTGTCATGGCATCCAATAGCGCGGCAGTGCCGTCAATATGTACATTGGCCGATACTTTGATCAGCCTCTTTCTCTGTGTCTCTGCGTTTTTCTTTAAAGCACTATCTAACAGGTGGATCTTCATCAGATCGTTGTTGCCAATATGGATTTTCCTGTCTTTTATGAGACCCTCGGTCTCGTCGATCACCGGAGACAGGTTTTCGCCCTGATAAACGTCATCCATGTGAAAACCGTAGGTCTTCATGTCCTGCGTCAAATATTGGCTGTTGTATCTGTCGTATCCGACCTTTAACGGAAGGATCTCGTACTTCTCGACCAGTTCCTTGAACCACTGCAGGCAGTCACGATAGTCGACAAAGTTCTCGCCCGATTCCTGCAGGAGTCCTCTCTGGATGTAAATCTTATACGGGACGTTATCCCGAGCCGTCGCCTCCTCGACTTTCTCTTTTGGCATGAAAAATTTCGGTAAGACATACAGCTCGCCATTCTTCTCGATAACGACCAGGCATGCGGTCAGATCGGTGGTGCGTGACAAGTCGATACCGCCGACGCAATAGCATCCGCGGAAGTCTTCCAGATTCAGCTCGTCGCCGATGCACTTCATCACGTCAGTGCTGTTGAGCCATGCCATGGAGCTGTTTTGTTTGAGGTTTGCGTATTTGCAGATAAACTCACTGCGTTTCGAAAGCGATCCCTCGGCGATGGCTATCTCTTCCAGGAGATAATCAACCTTGACCGATACTCCCAGGTTCGGGTTGCTCTTTCTCAGCTCGTTGATGTCGTTCCACTTCTCGACGTCATCGATCATGTACAGGAACGGCAGCAGTCTCTTTTCTTTGCTATCGCCCAAAAGAAAACGAGTCGATCGCTTCATCAGCTCGTCAAATATCGAGTCGTTAATGTATCCGGATGTCGTGCACGATAGCAGAATCGACTCAGCTCTTGCGCCCATCCCTGACTTCATGACCTCGTACTGTTTGAGTCCTTTGTCGCCTTCCCACGATGCAACCTCGTCGCAGATAGTAAGCGAAGGATTAAAGCCGTCCGACTTCTTGGCACTAAATGCGATCTTTTTACACATCGAATTGTTCGCCGGAATGTAGAGATCGCCCTGCCTGTGACGTTCAAGATCAGAGTCATCGACACGGTTGTGCCCGTTGCGCTCTTCCTCGATCTGCCTCTTTCTTTCGACATAATCCGGATCGATCTGAGTCATCGCCCAGATTGAGCTATAGATGAGATCAGCCTGGTCGATCTTCGGTGCGATATTGTAGACCCTTGTTCCGTACCCGCCACACTTCCAGATATAGCGTGCGATGGCGGATGCGAGCAACGATTTACCATTCTTTCTCCCGATGACAAGCAGGCACTCTCTGAACTGTCTCGCCCCGGATGAATCCACGATCCCGAACAGACAGGAGAGAAAAGCCTTTTGCCACAGCTCGAGCCGTAGCGGATTCGGTGCCAGATCGCCCTCGGTATGACAGCAGTGTGCCTCGATCCAGTCGATTGCATGGTGCGCTTTCTTCGCATCGTAGAAAAAAAGACCTTCCTGCAGGCCTTTCACGATGTACGCATACAGCATCCGGATCCATTTGCCGACGATTACACGTCCGTCCCTGATCTGCTGATAGTAACTCAGAATATAGTTCTCCATCTGCCTCCTGATCTGCTTATCTCCGGATAAATCCGCCTGTTGATTGCTTACTCTCGTGTAAAATGAATAAAAAGAG